TTGGTTTGCTGCGCCCTGTGCATCTTCTGTGAATCCTAGTTCTGTTGCAGTGATTCCGAATGCTCCCCAGACTAATTTTGACCACCACTTTTGGGATTCTATTAACTCGAGCTCTTGGTTTGTGAATCCTAATCTCTCGAACTTTGGCATCTTGTTAACCATTGGGAGTTTGTGGTTTGCTCTCTTCCAATTTCCTAGTGTGTCTTGAACCTTTTGCTGTTGGATCCATTGTTGCCCAAATGCCTTTAAATCCTCAGCATTCATTCCTTCTAATCCCAAAACTCCTGGAGGTATTGAATTATCGTTAAAATACTCTAATTGTGACTCTACGGCATAAATAAGTGTTTGAACCGTCTTGCTTAAAACTTCCATGCTAGACCGCCCATACAGGTTGTCTGTTCGTACTTTCTTCTCAAACCATACTACTTCCCTCCGCCCAAACGGAATCGGTCTTGCGCCTGTGTTAAACCCATATTGAAAGTACGCGCCTTCTTCTTGTGCATCTGCTGCATCCATTTCGGCCTGAATTGCCGGATAGTCCATCTGTTGGGTTTGTTCTTCGCCTTCGCCTAGGATATTCTTCATTAAAATTAAGTCTGCTCTAGTTGTGTAAAATCCATAAGGGTCTGGGTTCTTTGTGAATGCCATTCCGTCTCTCGCGCAAATCTCAACCATTTCTCCAAATGTGTTAAACACCTTGACAATTATTCCTGAGTTAAGTTCTAGTAAATCTGGCAACATCATTCTCACTATCATTTCCCAACTCTCTTTGTTTGTGTTTGGGTTATAAAAAAACTCCTGAATTCTTTCGACATCACTTTCTTTGCCTGGTACTTCATTGCCGGCACGATCCTCGGCAACTATCTCCCACTCAACCGAACACACCTCATCTATGATTGCAGTCACGCACATGTCAACATAAATACTCGATGCCAATTGTCTGAAATAATTAAGGTCTTTGTATCTTGGATAACCAAATGGAGCTCTATAAAAAAAGTTTGGCATATATGCTTTTGGTAGTCCATCTCTCGTCTCTTCAAAAACTGTAACAGCATTTTGTCCTTTCGGTGATTGAATTTGTTGTGCTTTATTATATGGGCCTACTGGTCTATTTCCTAGTGGCTGTAGAACTGATTCACTACCGCTTTCCCAGGGGCAGTTTGAAAATATATTGGCTGATTTTCTTTCCATGAATGTGAATAAGGTTGGTTACCCTTCTGAACGTGAACTTTGGATGAATATTCAATGATTTTTAATTTTATAAAGGTATTTGTCATTTAGTATAATCAACTATGTAGTATTTCTAAGGCCATAGAATAAGATGCTCGCATCGCTTTATCCCTTTTGTAGATTAAATTGATTTTGTCGAGGCTTGCTTTATATTGTTCTTTTTCCTTCTGCTTGATTAATTGAGTGTATCTTTCGTATATGGTTTCATCTTTTTCGAATTGTTTTAACAGCTTGTCGACCTTCTTCTTTCTCAGGTTATAAATAAACATGTCATAGATTCTCTTCTCGTGGTCTGCTGCAACACTTCTTCTATCTAGTTCTCCCTGAGTTATGAGCCCAGACCTGAATAAGTTATAATTCTCCACCCCTTTCATGATTATACCAATCTAATGTTCTTTTTAAAACCTACTATTCCCTTCAACTAATCATCATCATCTCCGCCTCTGTATTTTGTCTTTGTTCCCCCGAACTTTATCTCTGTGAATGTATCTCTGAACATCTTGTCGCAGTTAATGCAATAATATGTTTCGTTTAACATCAGTAGATGTCCGCAGTTCCTTACCATCAGTTGAGGCATCTCATGGTTGCATCTTGGGCACTTCATTATTCTCTTATTATCCTGTCGCCAATCATTCTGACCTCTTTGCCGTCGACTACTTTCGTTTTGATGTTCGAATCTCCATAAACCTTTAATTTAGGATCCTCTTGGATTTTGTCTATTGAGCCTGTAAACGTCCAAGCTGATTCGTTTGGGTTAATCTCAAAATACATCCTCATCATTAAAACGTCCCCTGCATCTGTAGATCTACTTAGTGCGGCACTGTCATGTAACTCCTTCTTTGTAATAACTCGCATCTTTGCGTCTTTGTCTGAGTCCATCTGTTTCATGACTTCCAAATCTTCGGTTAAAAGTTCTTTAATGTTGATTGGTAATTCTCTATAAATTCCTATCATTCCCGTGTTCACGTGATTTGCTAATTCGAACCAGCACTGGCTTCTTAGATTTTTATAATTGTCTAGTCCTTCTTCATCTGTGCTTTGTTTCTCTTTTTTTAATGGGGCCGCGTTTGCTACGAACGACACAATCTCTGGCATTTCTTTCTTCAGTCCAAATCCAACACCTATCGAATCCACCAAACAACAACTTCTCGGTATCTTTCTACTGGTCAGTATTTCGTCTAGTTCTGTGCTGCTTAGCCCTTCTTGATATTGTAAGAACTCGGTAATAAATAACCCATCCCAAATCGACACCATACAGCTATCACGGCCGAATCCGCTTTGGTCCACTATACAATACTTCTTTCCTCGTCTGGCTTCATTGGTGAATAAGTCTATAATCGCATCATAATCGAATATCTTTGTTGGGTCGTCATTGTACTCCCAATTACCGTTTAGTAATCTCTCCCGGTTCTTCTTGTCTAGCTTTTTTAGGTTCTCGATATAATGCACTGAGATGAATGGGTTGTCATAAACACTAGCATGCACGTATGCCTTAAATGGTTCGAGTTCATCGTCTCGCCATCGCTTATAAAAATCTCTATAAATAAATGTCTTACAAGGATTACTACCCATTGCTATCTTTGGGATTAGTCCGAACTCGTCTAGCTTATACCTCACTCGTGACCTTATGATTTGGTATGCCTGTTCTCCTATGTCCCCCATCTCATCAATAAATCCATCAGTATACTCTGTCGAACCAAGCGAAACAAAATCAGGATCGCTTGGATAAAAGAACAGGTCTTTCAGATATTCTTCACTTCCGTTAGAAAATGTAATAACCCCTGTTTGGGCGTTGTATTTAAAATCTAGCCCCATCCTAAGTCCTAGTAATCCGCACACCTCGAAAAATGTTAATAGTGTACTTGCTTTTAGGTCTTTAAGTCTGGCCCTGGCCAAAAATCCTCTACTTCCTTTGTATTTTAATCTTCTTAGGATTTGCCATAAACACCCAGTGAACGATTTTGCGCCACCTGCCGCGCCCCCTAGAAATACTTCGGTGTGTTCATGGTCTTCAAGCGCAATAAACATATCATGCTGCTTTGGGCTGATTGTTAAGTTTTTCACTTTTGATTTCCTCCTCAGACTTCACAATTAGATTAAATGTGTGTGGTCTTTCTTCTCCGGAGTGTTCGATTTCTTGTTTTTGTCCCCATCCTTTGGACTTTCCTTTCTTAGAGTTTGTTAGGATCCACTTGCTATCATCTATGTCCTTGTGAATCATTACTGACATTGCCACGTTGTCTTCTGCCCACTCGATTAACCTGTCGGCCTCTTCATTGAGTTCTTTCCGCATGTCTGGGTTCCTTGTTAAGAACATTGAAATTGCTGAACGTCCTACTTCCATCTTCTCGGCGATTCTGGACTGGTTTCCGCCTGAGTTGACCAGTGCTTCTCTGAAGTTTGCTTTTGTTATTCTTGCCATTTTTGTTCACAATGTTCACTTCTACGCCTAGAAGTTAAGATTGAACCTCCTGTTTTAGGTCTGAATCGGTTAATTCTGGACCCTTTTCACCCAGTTGGGCCTCTATTAGTGGAAATAACTCCCGAAATAGGTCGCCTGGTATCTCTGAACGTTCCTTGTTGCCTGACAGTCCTTGGGTTCCTGTTTTGGATCCTCTTGGTGCTTCTTCATGGTGGCAGTGCTTTGGCTCTTTTCCTTGCATCTGTTCTTTTGTGAAGTTGTGGCATATCTTTGGGGTCCATCCTTTGAGGTTTGTCCATACGTCTGTTGGTTTTGCTCGGGTGTCACCATATTGACAGTACCATATTGTGTTTCTGCAATCTGTTGGTAGGAACCATCGGGCCCTGGCTCTTGGATTTTCGATAAAAAATATTTTGTTCCTTGCCTTGCATCTCTCAGCGATCGCCCAACATATATCCAGTAGTCGTTTGCCCAGAACTGCTTGTTCTGTTTTGTGTTTATGGTCTTCTGTCCAGTGTGTGCTTCCGGCTGCTAGGCTGAACGTTGTGCATGGTGGTGACATCCAAATGACATCCGCTTCTTCGATTATTTGATTTATCTCTGGGGTAAGTTTCCATAGCATATTAAAACTGATATCATTCTTGAATCGCCTGTTGTTATCTATGCAGATTGTTGTGTGTTCACGTTCTCTTGCGACTTTACTGAATGACTGTGTTCCCGAGAAAAATTCGACTGTTTTCACTTTATTCCACTTCCTCTATTTTTATTGCCTCTTTTCCTGTGTAATTCTCCCAACGCTCGATTATATGGCTGCAAAAGTCTGGGTCTAGCTCTATTGTGTAACAAACACGTTTTCTCTCCTCACAAGCCATCAGTGTGCTTCCTGAGCCCCCAAATGGGTCAAGCACTGCCTGTCCTTTCTTTGTGCTGTTGAGTATTGCTCTCTGGGCTAGTTTTGTTGGTTTTTGGGTTGGGTG